CTTTAGCTTGCTTAAACAAAGTCTCTGCTACAGATGCGTTAGCTTCAATACGACCTTTGTCAAGCTCTTCTTTATAGTACTTGACAAGTGTATCATGTGATATGCCTAGTACGGATGCAATATCTTCGTGGCGTGTGCCTACTGTAGATAATGTGTAAACTTTAATTCGGGTGTCCGCATTTGGAAGGTGTGGGGGTCTTCCTTTTCCTACCTTGTTTTCTTCTGTCTCTATAGCGTCTATAGGTAGATTGTCTACAGATATTAAGGCTTGCTTATCGTCTACCATAATATTGACAACATTGTCAACAGGGTTATTCAGTTCATTATTCATTTAATGCTTATTCCTTATATATATAACTTACTTATATTCGTTTACAATTTATTTACAATTCTTTACAATCTTTTACAATAATAATACTTGACAAGTTATTTAATGGGGATATGATTACATTGTCAATCTTGACAAATAACTTAAGGAGTCATACAAATGAATCTAAACCCAATCCAAGCCAATCTAAACGAAGTTATCACAGATGGAATGATTATACTATTCAGCTATAAAACACCCGTTGCAGTTAGAATAGGTCATAATGAATACTATAGAACATCTACCAAATGGAGTCAGACTACATCTAGACATATAAATAAATGGCTCGATGGAGTTATTGCTACAGAAAAAGAACAATCTTACTTTGATAGTCTTATCTAGTATATAGATAATATATAGGGAGGTTTTTACAATCTCCCTTTTATAACTACGATTAAATAAGACTTGACAATTAAATAGACTTAATTAAACTATATATACACACTATAAGGAGTTATTACTATGTTATCCAATACAGAACTTAAAGAGATTAAACAACAGATTGACAAAGGCTTGACTTTATGTCTACCTCAATCTATATCTATTAAGCAATACGATAACATTATTAAACAAATTGACAATTACATCAAAAAGGAGAGTTTACAATGATTAATACCAATATCAGATTCAATGGTTTTTATAACTCTATTCATTCAGATAATATTGATCATGCAATAGAATCTTATTATACAGATGACAACGGGCTTTTTGACTATGACTCTATAGCCGATAACATAGACTATAAAACAATCCATAAGGATTATATAGAAGTCTTTACCGATGATTTTAAGTCATGGATTAAAGATAACTATGATCTTGACATAGATTTTAAGGACTTATTACTCAATAGCCCTCAATTTTATAACTATTCAACCGATGTTATTAATTGCAATATATCAGATAAAGACAATTCCCTATTGATGATGACATTTAAACGTGATAAAGACTTTATATCCTATTTGGAAGATAGAACTACTTCTAGAAGTGGTTTTATATCTCATTATACCTTTGGAGAGGCTTTATCAAATAAAGATGACATTCTATCTGATTATATTCTAGAATATCTTGTAAACAAGTTTGAATCTGATAATCTATTTATGTTGGATAACTATGACTTTATATATCAATCTTTACATTAAGGAGATAATGCAATGAATAACTTACTTAAAAACTTTTTAATCTTATTACTAGGCTTTACAAATTTCTATATGTTTTTACTTTTAATCTTATCTTATTAGGAGGCTATAAAATGATTAACGAAAACTTTAGTATTGGTTATAACGAGGGATTAAACGCCCTTGAAAATATATCGCTTGTCAATGAAAACCCCGATCATGAAATTTTAGCGGGTCTTTTATCATCTATTGCGAATTGCATATATTATTATGCACCTAGCGAAAAGGCTGCAAACGAGCTTTTTAAATTCGCTATGGACTATGCAAGGGAAGAAAACGCCAAAATAGGAATGATCTTACCAAAGGAGACATTAAAATGATTTTATCAGTATCAATTAACGCCTATCAATATGAAGACTTAACTTCACATGATGCAAAAAGAAAAGTTATCTATTGGCTTGACAATGACCCACAAGAATACGAAAGGGAAGACGGAACTTTCGGTTATTCTTATTATAGTGATTTAAGCCAAGAAGACGAACATATAATTATTGACCATTGTAATATGAATAATTATAGATTCGATAAGTATGGCAACCCTATACACCAATTAACACTTTAAGGAGAATAACATGCAAGTAGAACTAGACTATATTACAGAGGCTTTACACGCTATCGACCTCAATTTAGAAGACGTCAATAGAGGCATGACACCTAGCGGATACTTAACCATAAATTCTTATTTAGAAGACATGCGTTATAGACTATCCGAAATTACTACTGAAATATCAAATATGGAGATAACATAATGAGATTCGCTAGTAAACGTGATTTTATCAGTATGGCTCAATTGTGGAAATATAAACCACAGGTAGAACTATACAAAATGACATTTAAACAATTAGAAAATGTATGGCTTACTTACAGGGAAACCAAAATGAATAGAACCGAACTCATTCAAAAAATACTCAATGCAAATCTTGACTTATGCCAAAACAATACAGAACTTAACGATTCTATGTTATATGACTTGCTTATGTATGGCTTCAAAGGTTTAGAAAAGATGACCATTGAAGAACTCAATACAGAATTGGAGAACTTATCATGATTAAATATAAAGGAGATATTGCATCAATAGATAATTTAAGCGATGCTCTAGAATTATTTTCTAGGCATGATATTTTGGTAAAAATAACAAATAAAGCTAAAACCAATCCGTATGGAGATGAATTAAAAAAAGCATTTTTTAAGGATAATTTAAAATGAGTGACTTTACTTATTCTTATGAACCTGAAACCAAAAAGTTTGAACTATTTATAAATCATAACCTTATCTACTCATTCGTAGATTGTGAGCCTATGACAGAAAATGAGGCTTATAACATGGCTGAAGACTTATATACAGAATATCATTCACACAAATAGGAGATTAAAATGACACAATATACTTATGCACAGGTATGTTTACATTTAACTGAAATTTTACCTGATAATCCATATTTAGAATCTAAAATGTCTAAAATTGATTATTACCAAATAATTTTCAACATAGCTGATAAAGCTATAAAAAAACTAAAATTTAATGAAGATTCAGAAAACTTATACGAAACCCTTGATGAATGGGTTAGTGTAAACAATATATCTATATAGGAGAGCTAAAATGTCAATAGAATATGGAAATCTATGCCATATATCCGATTATTATAAAGATAGCGATAATGAAGGATTTGTTTATGGACTTGAATTAACAGACAATAAAAATTTTATGGATTACGAGTGTTTTTGGTTTAAATCTACTGAAAAACGTTTTGAGTTTATCAAACAACACAATATTATTTTAAAAGGAGACTAAAATGTATGTTTTAAACACACAGGAACGCACCATAAAGCGTTTTTCTAACAAAGACCTATCTATATGGGTCAATGAGTTAATCAAGTATAATAGAAGCCTTAAAAGCTATCTATTTATGTCTACTAAAAAAGAAGCTACTAATTTTATTAAAAACCAATTAAAAAGGAACTTAAATGGATAGAGATCTAGAGAAGATTCTTGTAGACTTATTATTAGGGTTTGTTTTGCTAGGATTATTGACAATCCTATTTAAAGTAATTGAGTTTACCCTGAAACGATTATTTACGTTTTTTAGGTTTTGACATGCCTGCTTCAGAAAGTGCGATTGCTAACCCTTGTTTTGTATTCTTTACAATATTGCCTGAACTAGATTTTAAACTGCCACGTTTAAATTCACCCATAACTTTAGCTACTTTAGCTAGTTTACCTTTTTTGGTGGTAGGTTTTTTCATATTTTATCCAAAAAAAAAAGCCCTTTATTTATAAGGGCTTAAATGTGCTACGGAGAGTATGGGCGAGACTATCCCAACAGGCGAATTATATCATAGTTAAATACTCGTGTCAAGCGACTATACGCCTAGAAGCCATAGATAGCATGTTATCGAAAGCAAGACCTAATTGATACTCATAGTCATCGTATTTAGATGTCTTTAAGTATCTAGCGTATACCGCATCTTTCTGATGTTTGGGCAAACTGCTTATAATTGCATCAATTGTTCTGACATTGGTTATATCCATCTCTGACACCATGTCTTCAAAAGCATCGCTAGTAGATTCACCACCGCTAATCATACCCAATGACTTGCTTGGATAGCCTAGCTTTGTGCTTGGTGCGTGCATCCATCTAGCCCAATCATCTAAAATCTGTTTAAGCCTATCTATGTGCATTAGCTTCCTCTTCAGTGTGAATATAAATGCCTTTGATCCTGTCGCTAAAGTCTGGCATAGGGTGAAATATGTTTTGTAATAAATTAACTTTAGGTTTAAAGTATCTGTATATTTTCTTTTGTCCCTGTTGTTCACGTTCTGTTGAATTTAACATGCCTAAATTTTTCATGTTTAATACAATGTATTGGATCTTTCTGTGTTCCATACCCATTTCTTCAGATAACTCTGCAATGGTTAAAGATTTATCACCTAACGCATCTAAAATTAAATTACGCATTTTTTCTATATGAACTAAACGACCTTTAACATTATATTCTCTAACTTTAGCTTCCATACTTTTCCTTATGATACATCCATTACTTTACATTCCCACTTCCTGCCAGTCTTGACCCACCCATGAATATGTATTTTCATACCACTCTTACGAACCGTTCCCACATACTCACTATCCGCAATCTTATGAGCCCTTGCTGACATGTTGCTAGCAGAGGTAGTTTGAACTGCAAGTATCTCACCATCTTTAATAGCAAGCAAATCTATAAAGCCAAACATGTCCTGTCTTATTTTTGCAAAAGCGTTCCATCGTTCTGTAATAGCTACAAGGTATCCATCTGCTCTTAACTTCTTAAGGCTTAACTGCGTTGGGCTTGTCGCCATCTATTTCATTCCCCCATACATCCCAACCTTCAGACTTTTGTCTAGCAAATAATTCTATTCTAGGCAAATCACCACTATGTGCAACAATAATATCTTTAAATATTTTTGGCTTTTCACTATGTTTTCTTGAGTTTATTTCATATACAGCTTGCCCTTCATCTACAACATTTATAATTGATTTGTTAATTCTAGGCAACTTACCTTTCGTTGCAAACAAAATATGTTCAGTTGCCCCTCTAAAATAATAACCTAATCCCATTTCTTTATTAAGATTGCTATATAACTTTACCCAAGTAATAGTTTGTTTGTAATTAAAGCCCCAAGCATCACATAAATCATGTGCTTCTCTAACGAATGAATTTGTATACCACATATATAAATGACAATTATTATCTGCAATATTTTGTATAGGCAATTTTTTAATATCATTTATATTCATTGTATCGTAATGATGATGAACAGCACCATTACCCCAATTTTCTTTATAAGACCATGGTGGGTCTGCATAAATAATATTATATTTTTTATTTGGAAATGGTATGTAATTACTTGATTCCATCAAATTGACTTTCGTTAGGTTTAGATATGCCATCTATAAAACGTTTTTCTACTTCACCTGTAGACTTGTTTAATTCGTATTCGTAATTTTTTTTAAATATTTTATTCCAGTTGTCTTCTGCTTCTTGTTCAGAAATTAACAATGGTCTTCTTCCAGAACCTTTACCCAATTTTAATTACCCCTCTATCAAATAACCAACCCACAGTTTTACGATGAGCTTGTTCCCATGCTTCTATTCTTTCTGCTCTGTCTAACTCTTTGTTGTTGTCTATCATATCATGACATTGATAACAAAGACTAGCGATTCTATAATCATGAGCCTTGATGCCTGTGCCTTTACCATCACGCTGTTGATTAGAATGACCTGCACAAACTGTTCCGTCTTGTCTGCCACACATAGCACA